CTATCTTGCTTTCTACAAACGCTTGTATTTCTTTTTCTGCAATTGCATCAAACTCTGACCAACACTCTTGTATCGTGCTATAGATAAAATCGTGCGGTTTCATTTTGGTTGTCCCCCACTCAACAAATTTTACATAGAAAAATTGATCGTTGTCCGCTTTTTCCCATCCTACAGTTGCAGAAGGGTGTCCCCCTTGTTGCCTGATGCCAGATACTGGCACACTGTCTGCTGCGTGTCCACTGGGTCGATATCCTTTTTTACCACTCTTTGTGTTATCGCGCGATTTCGGCACCTTTGTTCTCATTTTTTCGGCAGCGATATCTCGGCAACGCTTTACTATTTTTCGTTCAACCGCTGCCGACTCTGCATCGCTCGCCAAGGCTTCAAAATTCTTTTGCAGTTCGTCAAATCCCTGCAATTCCATTTTTACAAAAGCCACATTTGCTCCTTTTTTTGTGTCACAATATGACACATTTTAATCAATGCGATTCGCTTTGATGATAGCTTTTATCTTTTCATTGCGTTTTAAGCTTACGTGGTACACGTCGTATAGATCTCCCTCGTATCTGATATAAAAATCTTTGCAATGCGTCTGCATTGTCTTGATCTTTTTGCAATATCTGACCTCAAAAGCTATCGTGTTTTCCAGCTTGACGTTCAACGCGTCATAGATCTCACTACCGTAAAGATCTGTTGGTGTTGCCCATACGCTGTTGTAGTAATCTTTGTATCCCACATGCGCGCGCCCTGCATCTACCTCTTCGACCTTCTTTAAAATGTCTATTTTTACATCCATTGCCAATCCCCCGTTACTTTAACGTCTCTTTGATTAACATTGTGTGTATCGCAGCACGCAGCGCTTTCGGGCTGCTTTCCCGGCTGTCTCGGTTGTCGTAAAGGTCTTTTACTGTTGCCATGATTAGAATTTTCTGTCTTGCTGTTGGCTTCTCCTCATCAAACGCCGGTATTCGTTCTTTCAGTTCTTCTAGTGTCGCTTCAAGCATGATCGCCAATATATCATCGTCGTCATTGTAATCTATCCGCGCATACTGTTTTACTGTTTCAAGTTCAAGCCTCACATTCTTCTCCTTATCCGTTCACGGCTTCGGTAATTTCGCCGAACACGAAAGCATTTTTATCAACCTGCTTTACGTCGAAGCGATCACGCACCTTTACGCCTGTCTCATCTTTTTTCCATAAGTCTCCAGCAGTGTTGGAAATCTCAATAGACATATACTCGCGGTCAAATAGTGTTATAGCCTCGGTTAGATCTCCACAAATTACCGGATATGCATAACCAGTTGTCTTTTTCTGTGAATCTTTAATTTCACGGGTTTTTAATGTCTTGTTTGATAGCTTGATAACTGGATACATGCCAAACAAGATTTTTGCTGTTGCCTTTGTTGGATCCGGCTGCAGAATATAGTCACCGTCGCTATCTTTCAGCTTGTCCAGGTAATTAAAACCGTTCTGGTTCGTAATAATTACAGCATTGTCTGCAATCGCCGGATCCAGATCAACGTTAAAAACATCTTTCAGTCCGTCAATTCCATTTACAGCCTTTGTGGTGCTTCCTTCTGTGCCATACTGCACAGCGTCTTTTAATACCTTGAGAATAAAAGCATTTCTGGTTGCTCGGCTCTTTTTTGCAATGTATCTTTTAAGGTATCCCATAACATTTTCCGGGGTATCCTGCAGCAGTTCCTCCGTAATCTTCAAGATTCCACCCTTCTTGCTGACCTTATACGGCACGTTTTCAAACTGCGGTGTCGGCGCGTCCGGAAATGCTGCCTCTTCATCTACGTTATCCCACGGAGTTGTATCTGCTTCTTTTTCAACTACACGGGATCCGGTCTTTGTTTTTACTGGCTCTACGTTCACATACTGCTCGATGTCATCCTGTGTTCTTCGCAGCTCTTTAATCTCCGTCTGAATATCCTGCGGCACTACAAGGCCGCCTTCCGCATCTGTACTCTCTACCATCGCATTGTAGATTTTTACATCTTCTGCATCAGCCTCTCTTTTCAAAATTCCTGCTGTCAAAAGATTTACAAACGCCTTTACCTTTCTTCTTTTATCTGGCTTCTGATTCAGCATTCTTGCAGTTCCGGTTCCTGCTGATCTGGCTGTGTCCTCTGCCATATCATCATCCAAATCCTTTACGGTATCGAATAGCGCCTGCAGCTCATCCAACTCTTTTCTGCTCTTTTTTGCAGCTGCTACGCTTCCCACGCTTGCATACTGTCTTACTTCCTTTTTCTTTGCATTGATTCTGTCAAGCAACTCTTGCATTTCTCTATCCATCTTTGCCTCCTGTTATATTCCGTAGTTTTCAAGTCCTTCCAGAACTTCTTGTAATTCCTGCTGCTTTCTCGCTTCTCGCTCATCAAGTGCCGCTAAAACCGCATCTACTACTTCCTGTGTCGTATGTGTTGGGGTATTAAGCAAGCTCTTTGGCGTATGTCTGTAACTTTTCAGATATCCGCTTTTGGCTGCGATCGCTGCCTGTGCCGCATCTGACTTAAAGTTAAAGTATTTTTGCGCGCTTGCGGCTCCAAGCCAAGTCTCTGCGTTAATCAGCTTTGTGATTGCGTCGCGTGTGATTCCTGGCTTCACCTTTGACATGTAGACATCCGTTATGCAATCCTGGCAAGCATCCAGGCGTTTTATTGTATCCTTAAAATCGTTTGCGTTGCCAATGGCAATTGTAAGCGGCTTATGCATCATAAATTGCCCACCATTATGTATGATTACTTCATCACATCCAGCTACAATTACAGATGCAATTGATGCTGCAAGTCCATCAACGTGTCCCGTTGTCTTTCCCTTATGCCTGCGAATCATATTCGCGATTGCAAGCCCTGCGTAAGCGTCGCCACCTCCTGAGTTCATATAGACATTTACTGGTGCTGCCGCCGGAATCGCGTTAAAAAAATCTTGCACATCTTGTGGGCACTTTGTTTCTATGTCCTCGCTTTCCCACGTTGCCCCTCCAATATCTCCATAAAAATATAGATCTACCGGGTCTTCTTCTGATTCTTCCTGCTTTGGTGGAAATGGTTCTTTGTCTGGATCCTTGTTTGGATCTTCGTCCGGGTTTTCTTCCTCTTCTGGATCTTCTGTCTGCTCTGCGTCTGGATCCTCTTCTGGGTTTTCCTGTGCGCTGCGTATTTCCATATACCCTACGTTTTTTAATTCCCCTGTGATATAATCACGGGCTTTAAAATTCAAGCGTCTTTTTCTCATGCTGGGTTTCTTCCTCCTTTCCTGTTTTTTTGCCGCTGCCTGGTGGCTCTCGGCTCTGCTGTGTCTGCTGTGTGGTATCCTCTGCCGCGTTCTTTTCTGCAATTTGCATTAGCAACTTTAGCGGCACGTATGCACCATTTATTAACAGATCGTCTCCTCCGTCCGCGTCCGGCAGATCTACTTTACGCCTTGCCTCGTTTGGCTTCCGGATGCCCTTGTCTACTTCCATTGTCAGAATCTCCGTCTGCGTTTTGCTATCCGTTCTGAGTGTTGCCCGCTCGTTGAACTTGAAGTAAAAGCCGTTTCTTTCTTTTTCGGGTGACAGGCATTTATAGTTGATTTCTTCTTCATATCCCTTGATTATGTATAGCAGCGTATCAACCAAGAAACTTAACTGCTGCATTTCGCTGTTTGAATAACTTGATTTCTCATAATCATTTAATTGGTTTGGTTTGACCCCAAACGCTGCACCGATCTGCAGCGCATTATACTTTCTCAGCTCGAAAAACTGCGCATCTGTTAACTTGATGTCAAGCGGTACAAGCTTAAATCCAAGCGGCACCGGAATGATACGCCCTGTGTTTTTGGCTCCTGCTCCAAATTTCTCGAATGCTTCGCGCAGCTTATCCATACTTGTAGAATCCAGGTCGCCGGTATACTCCAAGACTGATTTTGCTGTAAGCCCTGTTTTATATAGGCTACTTTGATAATTTTGTGCCTCCAGATTTCCGTGCACCTGTTCGCTCAGGATCTGTTGCACTGGCAACCCGTAAAGACCATCAATGCAGTGTGATGTCTTGAAATGTAGTACTTCGCTATTTTCAAAAATGTAACTTTTTCCGCTGTAACGATCTGTATACCAGTACCATATCTGACCTTTTCCCTCGAATATTCCAGCATCATCTACGATGATTTGCACATTTTCGGACGGCATTAACCAAAGTGCAATCGGCTTATACTCGCCCCCGTACTTCATGCGATCAAATCGCATTTGCTTCCAGACGTAAGCATTGCCGTAGTGATTTCGGTTCATTTCTACGGCATTCCAGAATGCTGTCGGGGTTGTAAATTCATTTGGGCGCTTGCATATCAGCGTTGCCATTTCGTCCATTTCTGCCATGACGCTTCCTTTGCTTGTACGCTGATAATACTTTATAGGCATCTTTGCCAGTCCCTCTGACAGCATTTTTAGACATGTGAAATACGTTATTTCAGACATTACACCTTTCTTTTTGCCACTGATTCCAAGCCACTCGACAAGACTTTCATCATCCATTGATGCCGTTATACTTCCACTTTGCTTGTTGTGCGGTTTTAGCCCGATATCTCGTGCAATGCCTTTTATTATTTCTTTCGTTATTCCCACTTTTTCTTTTCTCACCTCCTTCCTCATACGTCTTTTTACTGGTATTGCTCTATCATTTGCAGATAAGCATTTACCATCTCTTGCGTGTCAACTATATATTCGTCTTTCATTGCCATTACCCAAGCGTCTATAATGGCATCCGCCGTGTCGATTCGATCCTCTGCCAGATCTTTGTCTATTTTGATTTCGCCATAGCTATTACTTATTGTTTTTGCGTTTTCGATCGAAAGCGTTAAAAGCTCGTTTTCTTCGTCATATTCAACATTTCCTGCCATGATTTCCAGTCTAAAGTCCACGGTTGGGTCGTTTAGTATCCTGGCCGTCTGCGTTATACTTAAACAATCGAAACCCAGGCGCTCCAGATCTCCCACGAATGCACTAGCGTTGTGTGGATCGTAGCAAATCATTTTTACCTTTAAGTCGTAGTCACTGATTAGCTGCTTTAAGTGGGCTATAATATACTTATAGTCCGTCTTGATTCCTCCAAGTGTTTCTGTTACGGTTAGCAATCCGTGCTTGATATAAATGTCGTATGGTACGCCATCGGTCTTTATATGCTCATCGACGCGCCTTGACGGCATGAACGAATGCGCATACACATAATACTTTTTGTTGTTATCTGCCATATATGGAAACACAAGCGCAATACTTGTAAGATCTCCACCTGCAGATAGATCAACGCCGCAGTAACACTTTTTACCTCGGAATGCTTCTAGTTTGCGATTGCTTCCACAAGCTTTCCAGACAGCGATATCTTTTAAATAACGATTGCTCGCCCATTGCACCCACTGATCCAACTGTTTTACAATAAAGTCTCGCAGATCTTCGCCGCCCATCTCCTGTGCTGTGATTGCTACCGGCTCCATGTTATCCAGTGCATCCGGATCGTATTGCAACGCTGGGTTTGCTTTTAGCCAGTTTTCTTTTTTAAAGAGGTCGTCCTCCTCATCCAACTCTGCTATAAAAACGAATTGCGATTCATTTGCAAGTGCGCCCGACAATATTTTCTTGCATGTCTCATATAGTCGATAGCACGGGCTTTTCTGATTGAAACCAGCGGTTGTAATCACAGAGATTAACGCTGATTTCATCTTTTTAATTCCGCCTTCTAGTAACTTGTACATTTGATTTGTCCTGTGGGCATGGTACTCATCTACGATTCCCAATAGCGGGCGGAATCCGTCAATGCTTTTTGTGTCACCGGAAAGCGCCTTGATTGTTGACTCTGTAATTAAGCAGTCAATCGTGCTGTTGTGTTCATGAATTGCAAAAAGCTCCTCCAGTTCTGGATCTGATCGAATAAATTTCACAACTTCTTTAAAAACAATGTCTGCCTGATCTTTTTTCGTTGCCGTGCAGTACAACTGCCCATAACGATAGGCAACAAAATTTCCATAATACGCGGCTAGAATACCATTCAGAAAACTTTTTCCATTCTGACGGGCAAGCTGTACATATGATGTTCGAAAGCGCCGGTATCCTTTCCCCTTGATTCTCCATCCATTCAGTGAGCCAAGTATAAAACATTGAAACGGATACAATACAACTGGCTGCGGTTCTTCGCCCTCTGCGATTGTTAGTGTCTCCGCGAAATTTATAATGTCCTCTGCCTGACCAATGTCAAAATAGTATTTAAAGTTGGGGTCTGTTCTGCTGCGCTCCAAGTCCTTCAGGTGGCGTTTGCAAGCCAGTTTTATGCTTTTACCAGCAACGATTTTGCCATTTAAGACATCTTCTGCATACTGTGTTGCGCGATCCGCCATATTATCCGCTTTCTGACTTTGCGTATTTTATAAACTTATTTTCCTTTGGTGGCTCTGTATCCCGCGCCACAACCAAACGGCACCGACTCGACACTGTAAGCCCAAAGTCTGCCGCACCCTGGCGGCACTCTTTAAATACTCGGCTACGCATAATTTGCAGCTGATTGTATTCTGGATTTACTATCATGGTTTCTGTTTCCACCATGAGCGGGTTCCCATCTTCACTTTTTTTCTGTAGATCAATGCGTTGTTTTATCATCAGCGGTGTTTTTCGCAGTATCTTGTTGATCGCTGCAAACTCATCCTCGACAATAATTAGCCGTCCCAGGGCTTCGCAATCAATATTTGCAATAATATCCAGTTCTTGCAGTTCGTCCGCGATTGCCCTAAAACGTTTCTTTTGTCTCGCAGTAAGAAAGGATGGTGGCTGGATGTTATCGCTTTTGGCTTTAACTTCTGTACTTTTTCGATTTTCAATTTCTGCCTTTGTCAGATGCTTTCTACCTTTGCCTTGCACTACACTTAATGGTTGCCGTGTTCCTGCCATGTCTCCTCCTCCTTTCTTATTTTGTGTCACAATGTGACACAATCTTCTTTCCTCTGTTTCTCCTTTTCAAGAATGTTCCGTGGGGAACTTTCTCTACAGATAAGGGGAAGCGGGACTTTTTCGGGGTCTCTCAAAACAATTTTGATACCCCCACCCTCTGCGGATGCTCTGCCAAGATCTGGCGCAGCAGAGCTTGCGTAGTCGCCTTTGTGGCTGCGTCCTGGTCGTACAGTGTATGGATAGCGTTGTGTGTACTGCTTGCCAACGGAATTAAGTTTGTGATATCAAGCCGTCGCGTCCAGTCTTCTCTCAATGGTGTTATATGGTGTACTGTATCGGCGCGTCTGATCTCATGCAGAATGTAATAGGCGTAAGGATCAACAAAGTCATATGCCACAAGGATTTGTCCGCGCAAGTTAAGCCACGGCTTCGACGTATAGAACACCGCAGACTTGCTGTCTCTTTTATGTGCGTTATAGTCTTTATACCTCTGCCCTGCAGATGCTTCGCACTGCTCGCACATCTGCATTGTCTGCGGTATCAACTTACCGCACTTGCATATATGTAGCAGCATTATGCCTCCTGTTTGCTATATGTGCGGCTTTCTTTTTACCTTTTTACTGACTCTGGTAAATAGGTTGTTTAGCCTGTATGCGCCCACTACTGCTGTGAGCGCATCTTCTGTAAGCTTCAAATTTGGCAAAAATTAAGCGGCTTTTTCAGCCGCTTTCTTTCCGGCACATTACCATTGTAATTGCCGTTTTTTCACATTAACAGTTCACCTTTTTTTCATGTTTTTTTCATTTTATCCACATTTTCCTCGACTTATCCACATCTTTTTTTACTTTCTAATAGCTGCTACCCCAAATAGCTTTACTGACAAAATGCTTACCATTTCAGACACCCATCTACGAGGGGTACTATCTCCCATTGGTATTCGTTCTATAATTTGTTCGTAGGTGAGCTTTTCAAAAAAATATAGCTTAAAAACCTCATATTTTTGCGACTGTCCTTTTTGCATCTGCTCTTTTTCCAGTTCTTCCAGGCATCGGCGTATATTGGCCACTATGACGGCAGTTGGCATTTGTGATTTTTTCAACAGGCTTAAAAATGTGTTTTCTTTTGTGCTTTCCTCCGCATCTTCTACTGTCTCATTTTGTAGGCTGCTTATCAGATCGCTATATTGTTTCAAATATCTAAAAGTGAGGTTATACGCTTTTTTACTTTCCCTTTCCTCTGCCTCTGCGCGCTCCGCTTTCACCGCACGCTGTACCGCATGATCTATCAGTGCTTCAATCTCCCTTTGTTCCAACTTGCCGCCCTCCGGTTTTTACTTTCTTATATTTTGAATATAAATTCCCAAGTCTTTACGCATTCTTTGTCTGGTTTGATACAGCATAGGCTGCGCTTTCGTATCATTGGCATATTATGCAGCTTGCGCCAATTATTTTTTTCTCGATTGCGTTTTGCTTTTATGCATTCCGCTCTCGCCTTTGCTTCCTCTTCCAGTTCTGCCTCTCTTGCTGCCATTTTTGCCAGTGCTTCTGCCTGTTCTTGTATTGTAGCTGTTTCGTTTGTCTTGTCTGGTTCCGGTGCCGGATCAAAACCAAGTATCTCCGGTTCTGCTGCCAGATCAAGGCTAAGTGCTAAATCTTCATTGATTTTTTTCATGTTGCACGCAAATTGATGCATTGCTTGACTTACTCTTTTAAAAAATTCTCCTATCATTTCTTTTCTTTCCTTTCTCGGATTCCTCGAAGTGTCTTCGCGATGCTGCATGTGATTACTAATAGCATCAAAATTGCGATAACCGCTAAAATAATTGCTCCCAGTAAAAAAAAGATCTTTAACAGCTGTGTTAAAAATGCTGCCGTCTCCATTAGTGCTAAATTCATGTTTATTTTTCTCCTGCTCTCTTTACTCTTAACCGTTGTCCGCACTTTCGACAGTAATTGTCCGAAAAGCGGATATTTGTGCCGCAGTCCGGGCAATGCGCCCGGCTGCCAATTTGTGCTGCATCTTTTATAATTGCTTTGTTTAAGGCATACTTGACGATTTTATATCGTCTCAAACGGTCTTTTGCAACTATCAAGTCTGTGTTTCCTATTCCAGCATCTATTATTCTATTTTGTAATCTTTCCAACGTCTCCACCCAGGCAAGTTCTTGAAGTAATCTCTTTTGCTGCATGTCTTATACCTCCCTTGCGCAAGTGATTGCTCCGATACCCAAAATACAATAGCCATCTTGCAAACCCTCGTAATCTTCTAGCATGTACTTTATCGTACAGCGAATTACGTTTCCAGTTGCCCTTCCTTTTGCAAACTCGTGCATTTCCAGCACATCGCCCACTTTGTAGCCTCTGTCATTTTTTCTTAGCTCGAACGTCTTTTTTCGCGTTATTATATCGTCGTAATACGTTGTTGATAATTTTAGGTAGTGTGTTTTGGGTTTTAGTTCCATGTATGGCTCTGTGTGGCTTTCTGCGGCTTTCTGCGCGGTCTGCATATTTTCGTATACTTCGCCCGTTGAACCATCTACAACGCGGGGCTGTGCGGTTTCCTGTTGCTTTGGCTGCTCTTGTGTCTTTTCTGCCTCTGCCTTTTTTGCCTTATCCTCAAACGTATTGCATTTTACTGTCGTCTCCGATTTCTGATAGCAGCTATCCCAGTTTTTGCAGCGATAACATATACTTTCAACATTCATTTGTTGTGCGCCATAGGTTTCGGCTGGCTGCGTCTGTTCCTGCGGCTTTACGACTTCGCGCGCCTGGGCGCTGGATATGGATCCAGTTTCTTTGTATACTCGCAGCACCTCTTGCTGTGCTGTGTTGTCCATCTTTGCGACCGTATAAGCTGCTGAAAAATTTATTTTTTCTTCTTTCAGTGCTTCATATAGTTCCGCATTCAGTCGCTTTGCGATTGTTTCCATCTGTCCGACTTTTGCCGCGCTGTAATTCAATATTGCCGCGATTGTATCACGTAATCGCCCGTCTTGCAGATCGTAGCCTTTAAGCATTTCTTTGTTTTTCTTCATTTCTTGCAAGGTTTCTTTTAACCGCTTTTCTTCTTCGATCTGCTCCCACACAGTCTTTACGCGCTGGCGGTTACACATGATAATTTCAAGCATTTCCGCGCGTTCATTCTCTGCCGTGCGGATCTGGCACGTTGCCGTCGCAAACTCTGTATAACCGCTTTTTTGCAATAGGCACAAGGCGCGCCATCTGCGCTCCCCGCCTAACAACTTGTAGTTTCCCTTTTCCGTTGGCGCGTACATTACTGTAAGGTTTTCTAGCAATCCAACTGCCTTAATGTCTGCTGCAAGCGCTTCTATATCCTGCATTGCATAGAAATTTTGTCCATTCGGGTAGATATCTGTTATACTGATATCCTTCGTCCTAAATCGTCCACATGGTTTTTCCTCTGCCTGTTGGCGCGTATTACGATTCAAGGCATTTAATACGCTATATCCCCCTGCCATTACTCCTCTGCTCCTTTCTTTGTTTTTCTGGCCTTGATCTCTGCCAGATCATCTAGCAGCTCCGCAGCAACCGCGCGATAGTTTTTCGTTGCTATTCCGTTTTTACTGAATACCGGAAGCGGCACGCCCTCAAGCGCTGCTTTTTGTACTACAACGCTTCGTGTAATAGCTGCCTCGAACACATCATAACCACTAAAAGCGTGTAGCCACTCTTCAAACTCCTTATTTGCTTTATTTCCCTGTTTCATCGTAAACAAGGCTTTCATTTGTAAATCTGGTTTGATGCTCTTTAGATCTTCTGTCTGCTCCCATAATTGCTGCAAGCCATCAATCTCATAACCGCCAAACGGGACTGGCGCAACAATTAGATCTGCTGCGATTACCGCATTTAAAACCGTCATGTCTAATCCAAGCGCACAATCAAAAATAACAATATCATAGGCATTAGAGCGCCATTTTCTTTCTGGTGCTTCCAAGCGCTCTAATGCGCGATCCAGTATGTGCAGCTGTTCCGCCTCTCCATACTGTAGTACCTGCGCGTTTGCCTGCATCAAGTACATATTAGCCGGTATGATATCCAAATTTCCTTTTGTCTCTGGATCCAATACCGTTACCTTTAGCACGCATTCTTCCGGCAGCTCATCGCCCTGCATGATTGAGTGTGTTCCTCTTCCATCTGAACTATATTGTCCAAGTGCCTTGCTTGCATTACCCTGCATATCGCAGTCAATCAATAGTATATTTTTGCCCTCTGCTGCCAGAATCGTTGCCAGGCTAACCGCCGTTGTCGTCTTTCCAATACCACCTTTAAGATTTAATACTGCCACTCTTTCCATTGTCTCTGAATCCTTTCTTGTCTTTTACTATTTTTCAAAATGTCAATCCTGTGTTGTTGGCATTTTTAAGTATTCTTCTAAAATTCCTATTGCTGCCTGTGCACCGTATGCAACATGTGCACTATATCCTGCTTTGCTCATATCCCGCAAAAACTCTGCCTGGGCATCCGTTAAACGGTTTTTTCCGTATTTCATTTCGATATACAAGCCAAAATATCCGCCATGTGCTGCCGGCAAAAATAGATCGCTTACACCTGCTTTCACGCCCTGGGCTTTGAACCTCGCGGCCTCAGCTTTGTTTCGCTTTCCGCCATTCGGGATATGGTGCAGCCATTTTAATTCCGGAAATCGGTTTTCATTCCACTGCGCCCAAGAAATAACTGTTTCCTGCTCTGTGTCCTCTCCTATGCGTCTATTACTGTTCAATTTTCTTCGTCCTTTTTTATCATATCTTTTGTTACCTTTACCCCTCTATCGACTTCCAGACAGAAATGCGGGTAGGCTCCATCCGTAATCAGCGTAAAACCTTTTACCGGGTATCCAGTAATACTGTTACCTCTGCGCTGCAGGATCGTGATATGTAACTGCGCGTCCTTGTCAAAGTTCTGTAAATACGCTGCCAGTGTTGCCGCTGTAAACGGTTTGTCCTCTGGTCTTTTCTGCTTTCTCTTTTCCATCTCGCTGCTCCTTTCGCATTCTTACTCGGACGTAATAACGCCCATTAAAATTGTTATAGTAAACGTCGGATCCAGTGTATACATAACCTTCATAGCGACGTTTTCCGCGTCTGGTCTTCACTGTTTCTACATACTCGCGTATATAGTCGCGGTTCGCTACCATTTTGTTTATTTCTTTTGCGCGCGTCTGATGATGCTTTTTCTCTGGCGGCTGCGTTAGATTTGTGCTGCTGTTCCAACGTTTTTTATACTTGCGTCTTTTTGTGTCTGCGGCTGGCTTTGCCATGTACCGGATCGCGCCCGTTATTCCGTTTTCATCTTTCTCAATCCGGCGGTACTCATTCCTACCACCGTGCTTCCAGGTTGCCATTACTGTATCTACATCCAGTAGCGCATCCATCAGCAAGTGGTGGTGGATCCTTACTATTTTTTCATCCTCGCTTACTTCCTCGGTTACGTAAACATACTTTGCGTTTGGTAATCCTCGGCGGTTTCTTTTCGCATTGATGTTACGCAAAAACTTCTGCATATTGGCTATAGCTACGTCTATGCTTGCTGGATCGTCCGCGTATGTCAGCGTGATCCACAGGTCGCCCTCATGGAAGTTATGCTCGCACAAGAGCCAGAAACGCTTTCTTGCCATCTTGCCATTTAACTCCTTTTGGGCTTTCTGCTGCTTTGCCTTGTTGATCGGCTGCACTCCCTCTTCCTTTGCCTGTGTTCTGGTAAACTCTGGATAATACTCAATCTCCAGCTGATCACCTGCGAACTGTTCCTTTGTAGCATAGATGCCATTTGCCTTTCCAGTCCTCAGCATCTGCTCTACAAAGTATTCATCCAGATCCTCTGCGTTCTGGCTAAACTGCTCCTGGTAATCGTAGTCTATATAGCGCTGTCTCTTTCTGCTCCTGCTGCCTGCTGTCTCTCTTTCTTTTGCCGCCATGCCTCTTGTCTCCCTCTCTATCTGCTATCGGTAGTAGTTGGCGGTAAATGGTAGGTATGTGCAGACTTGTTAATATACATTACAAGCCCGATAAAAGGGGCGCCCCCTCTTTTTTTCGTGCCGGTATTGCTTTTTCTTACACAATGCATTATACTGTTTTTGTTAAAAATTCCTTTTGTCCGCAGCGTTGCCGCCAAACAACATAGCTGCGGACACATTTTTATTATTTATTATTTATGTTCAAATAGTTCCATTACGATCTGTGTAAACGATCTTGCTTCTCTGCCGAATTTTTCACGGTATAGTTTTTTCGCCGTTTCAATGCTTTCTCTCATTTCTGGCATTTCCTCTTTTGTTGGAAACTCTATTATTTCTCGCTTACCTGCTTCTATAGTTCCTTGCAGCATATTAAATACAAGCTCTGCGTCTTCGTTGGTATCATATGCCGCCACCAGTATTTCCTGTCTTCCGGGAAATTTGGCAATATAGATGCATTCGGCTCTTAACTTGAGCATCTTCTTTGACAAATCGTACAAAGTCTTTCTGTTCTGTGCCATTAAAAACATTTGTTCTTATCTCCTTAGTTTTCTAACATCTTTTTCAACTGTTTAAGAAGTTCTTCCAAGTTCTCAGGCAGCTTTCCAAGTGCTTTTCCTGCATCTTCCATATACTTGTGAAATCCTGCGATCTCCTCGCGCGTTGGAATCTCTAGCACCTTTTCACCTGTCTGAATCGCTCCATTGATAATTCTAACTACGAGCTTGCAGTCATCCGCCGTGTCGTACTCGCCCACCTGGAAGTCTCCGCTTGCATTTTTTAAGATCAAATAATTTCCAGATGAACCAATCATACTTCCTGTCATTTCCTGCACCCATAACTTGTCCTGCGATACTATAAACATTTTATTGTCCTCCTGTTTATCTGCTGCCCTCGCACTGATTGCCTACGCAGCTGATTTCTTTAATACAGTCTTTTGGGATTCTCATTCTGTTGGTATATGCTTCCCATCCTTGCTGCAATTCTTCTTTTGCCGTTTTTACATCATGTGTTCTTACCAGCAATCCATTCTTTCGGTAGCTGCTTGTCCCATATTCGATCCGGTAAACAGGTTGGCTCCGCTCTGGCACCCACAACGCACGGTTTCTAAACGCCTCTAAAATTGTCATGTTTCTCCCTTCTATCTATTGACTTTTTATTTGCAAGCGTGTATGCTTGTAATGTCTCGGAATGTCTTTCTATTGACATCGCCGCCGGTTCCTGTGAATAAGCCGGCGGTATTTTTTATGCTGTTTTTTCTTCTGCCTTTGCTTCAATATCTGTTCCTGGCTTCTTTGTAATGGACTTAACCGTTACGATCGCGCCGCCACGGTTAGTAATAATGGTTGCCAGGGCATCGAAGAAACGCTTTACATTCAATTCGTTTTTCTGTTCTTCCATTACTTTCCCTCCGACTTTTCATACAGTGGAATTCCATCAATGATAATTCTTTCTACTTGATAGTTTCCATTGCGCAGCTGCTCTTTCACTTCTACTTTGTGTCCCATTTCCCTTATAATTTGAATATCATTTTTCAGTCGCCATCTTGCCGTATATTTCCGGTAAATCTGCATGTTATTTGGCTCAGCATTTACGCTTACGGCATCCGCAATGATGTAGTACTTCATTTTGTCCATGTACTGGCATTTCGCAAATATGTCTGCTATCGCGTTTTCTTTTGATTTTAGATCAAGGTTGATGCTATCTGTTTCTTCTAGCAGAATCTCTTCCCAAAATGGCATAACGTAATCTTGATTGATATTAACAGCATGCTTCATTGCCTCTGTTAGTACCACGTAGTCGTATTGTGTTATGTACTCCAACGCATACAGCGCCCTCAGCTTATAGCGCATATATACTGAAAACTCATCCATGCTTTTCTCGTGCCGCTGCATTGCTTTACACTCTGAATTTATTTTTGTTTCATAAGTTTCTATACTTTCCTTTTTGCAGCCAATAACGCTTCCGTCTCGAAATCTCACATAGCCAATATTTTCACCTGTATACTCAATATTGATAATTTGCGGTGTATACTCGTCCAGCTCCATTCTGAAAACTTCGCTGTATGTTTCCGCATTGGTTATAATAATTTCATCCCCCAGTATCTTTGAATACTTTTCAAAGTATCCTTTACCCTGCTGCCTTACTCGCACCTCTATAATCTCGCGCTCTATAATTCCTCCTGACAGCATATATGCATCCGCGATAAAATTTCGTCGTTCCACATTGTTTTTAAATACTGTTACAACGAACTTTCCTTCTATTGTCCGATCCTTCCACCACTCTTTCCCCTGATCTGGTGCAGACGCTTCCTCTTTTGGTTCTTCCGCTGCCATTTCTGGCCCGTCCTGGATCTTGACTGCCTTTTCTAATTTCTCGGAAATCTGCGCGCGGTTGATTTGTGCCGCTGTGTTCGTGGTCTCTGCCTCGACTCCTGGCAACGCATCTGCATAAACCTTTTTAAACTGTGTATGCCATGCTTCTTCTGCCTTTTTGTACGCTTTCTCATCTTCCGAGAAAAGATCTACTCTATCTGCTTTGATATGCTCGCGATATGTAGCTACAACGCTCTGGTACTGCTTTTGCAGCTGATCCAGCTTTTCAAGCTCAGCTTTTAAGTTTTCTTTTAACATCTCTATGCCTTTCCTTTCTTTCTCCTGCTGCTAATGTATGTGCAACAATCATTAAGCTGTTTTACCCTCTGCCTTTGTTGTTTCCTGCTGCTTACTCTCCTTCTTAGCCGTTCTAAGTCCTGCCAAGAAACATTCCAGGCCAAAGATCTCATAATCTGATAACTTTGATACAAGCTTAATTGCTCGTCTGTCTTTTTCTGTAATATTCATTCCTGTCATGTTATCTTTCTCCTTTCGGTTTAATAATCATCTTCTATTTGTTCGTCTGCCTCGGTGTAATACTCGCCATCATATCCGCGCGCCATTAGCTGCAAATAACATTCCCAGCACACACATCTAAATGGGATCCCGTGACAATCTTTTGTAAAAGTCATGTCGTGCAGCTCGGTTTCTTTCCCGCACACCGGGCAAATTCTTTTATCTGTCTCCATACTCTACAGTTCCTCTGCAAATTTCTTCATTTCCTCTACGTTTTCCTTGAAAAGCTCTGAAAGTCTCTTAATGCTCTCGCTTGTAAGCTTCTTGTCCTTATACTCCACGAATACCTTAATATCTCCCGTGTTGCCGCCTACATTCTCGGTTAATGCGTAGCACATATCTTTTGTTCTTGCCATGTCAGTTTCCTCCTTTGGTTGTCTATTCTCGCGCTCGTTCTCTCTGTCATTTCAATATTGATGCAATTATAGAAATCATTGAAATGATAACTGCGACAGCAGATATTGCAGCAGGTAAGTATGGTTTCTTGTTTTGTGTATGGTTTCTGTCTTTTTGCTGTAATACTGCTTCGTAGGCACTTTTTGCAAGGACTTCAATTTCTGTATCGTTCAGTTCCAACGCTTCCAGCACAATGGTTATTCTTTCCGTCGCCGCTTTTATCTTCTCCATCCGTAACGGTTCCATGTTTTCCTCCTTTCTTGTCCGTATGTGTCCATTATATGCAACTTACGAACTTATGTCAACTGTTTTTGTTCCGTTTGTGTCATTTTATTCTTTACAATTTTATTTTTTTGTTATATACTCATTTTTGAAAGGAGGTTTAAACAATGGATTCCATTAACGAACGCTTTATAGAACTGCGAAAAGCGTGCAGAAAGAACCAGTCTGAATTTGCAAAGGTTTTGGGGCTTTCACGATCTGGCGTTACTTCTATAGAAACCGGTCAACGAAAAGTAACGGAAAAGCATTTGATTATGCTTGATAACTGGGATGAATACAACGTCAATATCGAATGGCTGCGCACTGGCAAGGGCGAAATGTTTTTGCCTACAGAAACAGACGCGCTGGAACTGATCCGGAAAGAATACAGCTTGACAGATGCGCAGCTCGGCTTTGTGTCAACTTTCGTCCGGCTCCCGGAAAGTGAAAAGAACACAATTCTAAAATTCCTGCAAGCTGTCGCCGCAAGTAATGAGACATTCGAGGAAAAGGTTCGCAGAGAATCAGATTTATGTCCAGATACCCTGGAAGATTTTGAAGAGGTTTACCCCTCTGTAGAACAGGATCCGGGCGAAAACAAAAAAACTGGATGATCCCCCGGAGGGGACACCCAACAAAAATCCGCTTTATCGTTTTAAAAGTATAATTTGTATCGTGCTTTTGAAATTAAGATTGTAATACATTGTTCTTGCGCTACGAAAATATATTGCATATATTGTTGTACCCTTGTAATATGTATATTTCTTTTTTATTTTCATTTTTTCCACGACCTTTCTTATTGCAGAAAAGTTGGGTGCTATGACATTATATTTTTACATTGCGTGTAAATCTACTGGTATTTTCTGGTAGTTTTCACGCAGCGATGCGGAATTATACCACAATAGAAAGAAAAGGAGACTTATCCCATGAAAAAGAATTTTGCCGCTATGATAGCTGCTTCTGCTGTCCTGGCATCTACTAGTCTTGCTTTTGCTGATGAAAAAGATGATCGTATCGCAGAACTTGAAAGCCAGGTTGACGAATTACAGACTACAATTGATGATATGCAGTCTATGATTGATGATTTGAAAGCGCAGCTTGAAAAATACACCTCTGCTTCTGATAAGGACGTTTATGAAATCGGTGATACCTGGACTGTACCTGGTCAGTGGTCTTTGACTATTGATTCTGTAGAAGAAGTCGAAGAACGCAACGAATATGCAGACACTGATCCGGCTGCTGTGTATTTGATCACATACACATACGAAAACTTAGGATATGAGGATGCAAGCGGCTCGTTGAATGGACTTTACATAGATCTTTCTACCGCCGGTATCGTTGATTCAGATAAGAAGATGGGATGCGCTTACCCAGGTGATCTTACTATGTATCCGCAAGAAACCCCTGTTGATGCTAAGTGCGAAGCACAAGCTTGTATCGGTGTTGACAATGTCGGAAACTTTAAGATCAATGTTTCTATGTATGATGGTGATGAAAAGGAACAAACGGCAACGTTTCTTGTTGTTGTGGATCCAGAAGAAGAAAGCTCTGAATCCGCAGAATAATTTTTATTTTTAGCAAAAAGAAAAAGCCAACCCTTTCGAGTCGGCTCATTCTTTCCGTCTATGCAACGGCAGTATATCTTAATTGGCGTTTTGATTATACCACGAAAAGCCGCGTTTGCATAGGCTTTTCTTTTTATACCCATTTTTATTTTTTTGAAAAAGGAAGGTATCTGTTATGGAAAATCAAAACAAAAAATCTTTGCTGCGTGTTGCTGTATACATCCGCGTTTCTACCGATCAACAGGCCAAGAAAGGCGACAGTGTGGACGAACAAAAAGCGACTTGTATTGAATATGTTAACGAACACGAAAACATGATTCTTTTTGGAACTTATATTGACGATGGTGTCAGCGGCCAAAAGCTGGATCGCGGCGAATTTACGCGCCTGATGAATGATGTTCGCGCCGGAAATATCGATCTAATTGTCTTTACCAAGTTAGACCGTTGGTTTCGATCACTACGACACTATCTTAATACACAGGAGATCTTGCAGAAATGCAATGTTGACTGGCTCGCAATATCACAACCTTACTACGATACCACCACACCGCAAGGCCGCGCATTCGTTGCGCAGAGCATGGTCTTTGCGGAACTGGAAGCGCAGAACACAAGCCAGCGCATCATGTCTGTATTCGACTTCAAGTACAAACAGGGTGAGGCATTAAGCGGTAAAGTGCCGCTGGGGTACTCTATTGTAGACAAACATTTGTCGCCAAATGATGACGCTTCCAAAGTCCTAGCGATCTTTCAGCGCTTCTCTCAGTTCGGTTCACTCAATGATACTGTTCGTTTTATTGAGTCTGAATACAACCTCGTCATGTCGATTGCGAATCTTAAAAAAGCAATACTAACTAATACAAAATACATTGGCATTTTTCGAGATAATATCAACTATTGCCCTGCCATTGTCTCACGTGAGCTATTTGAAGATGTGCAGCGCAAACTAACTTTTAATGTTAAGATATCACAAAAACATACTTACATTTTTAGCGGCCTAATACGCTGCGCTTGCTGTGGCAGCGCTGCATCTGGCTGTCAACAGCGAACATCCCATGCTGGTACTGTGTACAAGTACTCGGCGTATAGATGCCGTCAGGCCTTCGCTGTGAAGCGCTGTAGTAACAAAAAAATTTTTTTTGAAAATTGGTTGGAAGCCTACGTTTTGCAGCACATCAAGCCAGAATTGCAAAAAACTATTGTTTCTTACGATGTCGCTGCAGCTCCTGCTGTTGATCAAAAGCAAAAGCGCGCGCTGATCGCGCACAAAATTGAAAAATTAAAAGAATTGTATGTTAACGATTTGATTAGTTTGGAAGAGTACAAAGTAGACAAGGCGGCGTATACCGCCAAGCTCGACGAACTGACAGTTGAAACGACACCAGAAAAAGACTTAACGGCTTTGCGGCGTTTTTTGGCACTTGATCTTGATGCTGTGTATACCAGTATGACACCGGAAGAAAAGCGCTACTTGTGGCGCAGCATTATTAAGGAAATACGCATTGATGAGCAGAGGAATGTGACCATTATTTTTTTATAATTTTTATAGTACTAACCTATA